AATAATAACGTAGGTACACTCCTAGAATCATACCCTTTTGTAATAAATATAGTAACATTTACTCTATAATATAAAAATAAATCTAACATTACTAACATCACCCTTACCCTTGTAATATAAATATAAAAATTACCCTATGGACAGAGATATAAAAGATTATAATGACCTTTTTAGTCAAATTATAAAAGAAACTGATCTTGAAGACAAAGACCCTCTGGGAAATAATATAAAAGAAGTTTTAACCGATGGGTTTAACAATAATCAATGTCCGCATGGAAGATCAGAGTTGGATCACTATTGCATTTTAGCATATAAAGATGAGAATGAGGATTTACTTTGTATGGCTATGTACGATTGGTCAAAGCATATCCAAGTCGAGGGTTTACGCTCTTGTTTTTTAACTATGAAGTATGATATGAAATTAGCCGAAGCTAATCGTAGGCGTAAAGGTAACTTTAAAGGTGCTAATTATGATAAGACCAATAGAGAATAAACCCTTTCTATCTAAATATAAAAGCTACTCAACCTCACTTTCTTTTTTAACTTGCTCAACTGTTATTATATTATCACAATCAGTACATTTTATTCTTGAAAAATGTAAATGATAAAGCTTAAGGATAGCTTGGCAAATATTACAGACAATTACTTTTTTAAACTTACCCATCACCTCACCTCGCTTTCTTTCTCAGAATCGTCAATTAATTCCATAAAGCATTTAGGCACATCATCAATATCTATTTTACCTTTATCTAAATCAGATGCAACCTCTATAATACATTGACTTAATTCATAAAGATTATCTATTATTTCATTTTTACTCATCATCAATTCCTTTCAGTTCAATATTATAAACATTAGCTACTTTTTTAAGCAATACTTCTGTATAATATCTTTTATCCCTAGTCATTTCTAGTGTAAATCCAGCAGTAAATAAATAATCAATAGCATCTAGGCATTGTTGTTTAGTTACTTTATTAATTGGTTTACTCATAACACTTACTTCCTTTCGTTATTTAAGATATAAGAATTTAACCAGCCTCAATTCTTTACGCAACACTATATATTACATTTATGGTAATGTCGGAATTGGAACTACTTTCAACTAAGATAAGTGATCATGGTGCAACAGGTGTTGAGGTTGCTTAAGATCTACATCGATCCGCAGTAAGTGCAGCAGATCGGCCAGGCCTTTGCTAGGGTACAACCCTTGATCGTGAAATATAAAGCCACCCTTGTTAGGATAATATAAAAATTACCCTCCATAGAATAATATAAAACCCTGGGGCCTAATATATAAACCCTCCCTCGGTAAATATAAGAAAATGGTATAAAAAACGCATTTTTTACCTAAAATATTGATATAATTCTCAATAACTATTGAAACTATTCTCAATTACTATTGCGAATGTTCTCAATTTTACATCGCTTTTTATTGCGAATGGTCTCAATTAGACATCGTTTTTTATTGCGAATGGTCTCAATAAAATCAGTAAAATTAGGTAAAATTACCTCGATTTAAATTTTTCAAAAAACGTATAAAACCTTAAAATTAACTATTTTTTAAAGATTTTCAAAAAAAAATGCCCTCTAAATGCTCGAAAATAGCCTTTTTTTAATTTATTCGATTATACCTTCATCCCAGATTTCTGGTTTAAGGCTACCGGGTTGGACTGGGCCACAGATCAGTGCAGCACGGAACCCCGGTTGGAAAATTAGAGGATATTGTAAGAGTATGGATTTAATCCTATTTGTTAATTGTAGTGGCGTACTATTTCACATACCAATTTTACAAGCATCAATCGATTTAGCTAATGCCTAGCCAAATTATTAATACTATTTAAAAGCTTTGTTATGGGTAAAAAGGGCAAAAAAATAGGGCAGTGTGTAAAATCAACACACCACCCTATTATCTTTTATTTAGCTAAATAAAAGCCAAATAATGTTTGCTAGTCCGAAAATTAAAGCCGTTGTTATTATAGTCAAAAGACCAACGGCTAAAAAATCGTACAACGTGTCTATTATTTTATTCATTATGCTAATCCTCTATAGTATGTAGGTGCTTTTTTACCCCATCCGTTCGTGCTTTCACTGTCTTCAAGGCAATAGTCACATACATCATATTCATCATTCCTAAGCACTGTGAAACACTCAGCACATTTTTTTGAATCATAAATAAATTCGTGGCTGTAATAAGAAAATGAGTTTTTTTCTTTATACGTTTCGTTTGAATACCAAATCGAATTATATCTATGACCTAGCTTTTCATTAATGATGTACGAATTGCCTTCATTATCTAAGAACGCTAATTTTGAATTACCTATGGATTCAATAAGCATTTTTTGAATAGAAGGATTAAGTAACGATTTAACACCATTAGCAACTATAATAGGTCTTAAAATCAACTTAACAAATTGCAAAGTATCATTTTCTATTTTATTACCGAAATGAGGTATTACTCCGTTGTGAATCATTGCTAATTCATCAGTAATTAAAAAAGGATGGCAATTCAATTCATTAATCTCGCCACTTGTCGAAATTCTAAAATGAATCAATTTATTAACACCTTGAATATTATCATTTTGATAGGACTTCAAAAAAGATTCAAACTCAAAAAACCCTTTTTTAACTATAAGCTTTCCATCTTTTGCAAAACAATACCCAGCACCATCCGAATTATAAATAAAAGAAGTCTCAAGCGACCCCTTTGTTGGTGATGTTCCTTTAGGGCTATTAATAGCTATACACATATATTATATCCGCCTTTCCTTTGATTTAAAATTCTGTTTAATTCAACTATTTTAGATTCATCTTTTCCGCAATTGTATGAACTTCCAAAACGATTTGTAAGAAAATTGTCAAGGCTTTTATACTGCTTTTTATTTTTATGAATAAAAGTATTAAAATAGTTTTTAGCAATTAAAGATTTTGAAATATTAGCAATTTGAGTGCCATCATTTTGTTTGACTAATTGCCTTTCATAATCTGTTAATTGTCTTTTTTTATTGATTTCTAAATGAGCGAACCCCATCTGTAGACAATAGTCATAAATCGCAAATACGCACTCAAACGCTTTAAAAAATGAATGAGGTTTTAAAGTTCCTCTAAATAATCGTATTTCTAAAGTTGGCTCATTTTGCAAATTCAATGCTTGGTAACGCTCTGTTGATAGTTGCCCACGCTTTTTTACTTTACTGAATTTAATTTGTTGATTGCGATTAGCAAACTTAGAAATCTCACAGTAATGGTAATTCACACGCTGAGACACTTTTTTTAGTAAGGGGTGATTACTTGTGTTATTAAAGAAATTAACAAATTTCAAATAGGTTGATTCAGTAAAAGCCTTGCGACTTAATGAAATATGTAATCCACACGTTGACGTATCATAAGACCTTAAACCTATTTCAACACATTTAGCCAAAAGCTGTGAAAATTTAGATTTATTTTCTTTATAATATTGATAGGTCATTGGATGTGATACAATCTCAAACCCATTATTTATAGAGCAATCATTTTTAAAATATAACAATTCTGGAAATAACTCATTAAGAAATTCAACGCATTTAGAATTGCTAAATTCACGTTCTACGTTTTCGACCTCTAATTCAAACCCAAATACTAATCGTCTTTCATTAGCATTATTATTATTATAGGCTTTTTCATTCTTACCTACAAAGAATATTGGATTTGGTTTATATGAATAAGCTCTAATTTTAGCATTGTGATTTCGTTCATCACTACAGCTATTACATTCAGCATCCTCATTCTCATTGTCATAATTAATTAATTCGTTCGGTTTATCACAATTATAACAGTACCCACCGTCATGGTTAAATAGGCAATCCGAATCACAAAACACATTACCAGTATCATCAGTTACTATACATTCACTCATATGAGAAAACTCATGGCAATCAGTGCATTTTTTATAATGTAAATCAACGCATTGATTACATATTATTTGGTCATTAATCATTGTTGCGTTATCCATTAGCGATTCACACTCGCAACACTCACAGTGAAAATAATCTTCATAATAGCATTCGTCACAATATGTTCTTCCACTGTTGTTTTCAGTCCTCTCGTTTGGAGGGGGTTGGTGTTCACATTTACAGCATTTTTTCGTATCCATTCTAAAGCCCTTTCGTTTGTTGGTCTAAATTACCTTTAAATAGTTAATAAATGCAATATTTTATATAACATATAATATAGTATAGATTTAAATAATAAGAAATTTTTAAGAGTGACCAAACAAACACATGCAACCGAAAATAAATCATTTACGATTTTCACGATTGAAATTGCTTATTTCCTACCGATTGCTCATTTTATACCCTATGGTATGCGAACAAATGATTCTTTTCAGCTTAGATAATATGATTTTATTCAATAATAAATCGAGTCCACAAGGTGCTTTTTTGGCGTGCGTCGGATTCCGCACATAAATTTTTTTTATGATTTTTAAGCGATAGGATATGTTACAATAATGGACTGGCCAATCATCACAGAAAAAGACTATGAAAGACTCATAGAATCAATCGATCTCGGAGACGAGTTCTTCCGCAAGCTAGCCATCTTCCGCTCTGGCCTAATCGAACCGCACATGCGCCACTGGCAGCTATCAGCGCACGAAGCCTACGACAGCCTATCCCAGCGAGAGTTGCAAGTATTTAAGATGCGCCTAAAATCGCACAGCTTTCCACTAATCGCAGACAACCTGGAAATATCTGAATCATCCGCAAAGACCTACTGGCGAAGAGCTATTAGGAAATGTTGGGTTCTGTATGGGGTAGATTAATGTCATCTAAGTTGTAATTATTGAAACTATTACAGGAATCATTATGGCCAATAAAAAGATGGGAAGAAAACCAGTAGAGGTAAGCGGAGATAAGGTAGAGATGCTTTCAAGCTTTGGTTGTTCAACGGTGGAGATAGCGAGACTACATAATTGTAGCGAAACCACTATCCGTACAAAATTTAGAGAAGAGATTGAGCGTGGTAGAGAGAACATGCGTATCAAACTTCGCCAGTTACAATGGAAGCAAGCCGAGCTAGGGAATACTAGCTTACTTATTTTCTTAGGTAAACAATATTTAGGTCAATCCGACCGTAACGAACTGGAATTAGTAGGCAACCTCGAGGGATTACTCAAAGAGTGCGGCTACGAAGATTCACCGATTGAAAAGAAAAGTTTTAAACAAACAGAAGCTCTGGAAGATCCTCAAGTACCAGCCCTCGCCTAATCAGCAATCTGTCCATGACTCAAATGCTCGTTTTCGAGTAAATGTGCAAGGCAGACGATCAGGTAAAAGTTATAGTGCTGCTAAAGAAATCTTGCCCTACATCCTATCTCCTAATACGAGAACCTGGATAGTTGGGCCTACCTTAGATTTAGCAGACAAGATTATGCGTGAAGTAAAAATGGACATTCTTGGGAAACTAAGACTTCCAGTCGCAACGAAGAAAGAAGTTAGTGGTGCATTGCACTACATAAAGCTAGCTGGACTCAATAGTGAAGTATGGGTAAAGTCAGCAGATAGACCAGAATCTTTGGTCGGTGAAGGAATCGATCACTTAGTAATTGAAGAGGCAGCTAAGATACGCAAGATTGTATGGGAGCAGTATTTAAGACCTACATTAGCCGATAGAGCTGGTTGGGCATTATTCACGACAACACCAGAAGGATATAATTGGATATATGACTTATGGCAACGAGGGAAATCAGAAGAGTTTCCAGACTGGGAATCCTGGCAACATCCATCAACGGAATCTCCGTATTTTAATGATGACATTGACGAACTAAAGAAAACATTAACTTATGAAACATATTGTCAAGAGTTTTTGGCTCAATTCACCTCATTCAGCGGAAGGGTCTTTCCGTTTGATCGCACCATACACATCCAAAAACTCAAGTATAACCCAGATCTTCCTACCTATGTGGGTATCGACTTTGGATACAGAACCAGCGCAGCAGGATTCTTTCAAGTGGAGCAACGCAAAGATAAAGATAAAGTATATCTAATCGATGAGATATGGGAAGAGAATATCAAGACTGAGGACTTTGCAGACAAAGTGAAAGCAAAGGGCTATCCGATCATTCGTCACTTTGGCGATCCAGCAGGCGGTGGCGTTCAAGCGCAAAGTGGTATTGGTGATATAGAAATATTTAAGAAAAAAGGTATTCGAGTGGATTTTAGACAAGATAGAGTCTCTCGCAATATCGCTAACGGTATTACTCATATGAGAACCTGGTTTGAAGATGCTGCTGGAAATCCTCATTTCTATGTTGACAAAAGATGTGAAAAGTTTATATCTAGCTTTGAGAACTATCGTTATCCAGAGAAGAAGAAAGACCAAAGACTTAAAGAAGAACCACTCAAAGATGGTCTAAATGACCACGGGAATGATGCCACTAGATATTTTTTCTGTAACCTTTTTCCTATAAAGTCGAGAACAGCAGGAGTAATTGACTGGTGATAATACAAGATCTATCTGAACAACTAATAATTGATAGCCTATCAGACTATCTAAGTAATATTGAGACTCAACGCACAAGAGAGCGTGAGTATTTACTTGATTTTTATGAAGGGATAAACATAGAGAACTATGTAGGCGAATACTTTGCGAGCGAAAGCTTACAGCAAGTACCTATGTTCACCCAGAACTTAACAAGGCGTGTATGTAAGGCCAGAGGGCAATCATACAAACGACCCCCTCGTATGAAGGTCGATGAGCGCTACCAAGATTTTGCAGACCTACAAGACCTTAATTCTAAGCGTAGACAATTAGAGCAGACTACATTTCTACTTGGAACTATGGGTTTTCGCAGTCTTTGGAATCCAAGAAGCAATAGAGTGGAGTATGAACTACTCCCCTTTTTAGAACCGTTGTTTTTACCTGGTGAGAAAGAGCCTTTTGGCTGTATCTATGCTATTGAGAACGAAGGGATGTCTAAGCTTACTAAACAAGAATTTATTGTATGGACTGCCGATCGTGAAGGTATGCCTGGTAAACACTTTGGTATTGATACGAATGGAGACAAGTTCTCATTTAACGAAGGGGATGTGAATCCCTATGGTATTTTACCAGTATCGTTCTGTCACAAGTATGCACCTATTAGAGATTTCTTTGTAGGTGGCGCTGAAGATGTAGTGAGAGCAGACCTAGCCTTATCAGTAGCAGCGATGGAAATATCCTTATGTATCAGACTGGGTGCGATTGGCGTGAAGTTTGTAACAGGCGTAGATGATCGCTCACGCATTTCTATGGGTGTTGATAAGATACTTTATCTTCCAGAAGGTGCTAACTTTGGTGTTACTGGGCCAAGTGCTAGTATCAGCGATTTAATTTTAGGTGCTAAGTATCTTGTTGAGACTACTCTCAATAACAATCAGCTTCGTGTAAAATTTATAGACTCTCATGGAAATGCAGAATCAGCAGAAGCCTTGAGGGTTCAAGAGATTGATAACTACTCCGAAGTCCAAGCCAACATCGAAGATATTTGGAGATCCTGGGAACATAAGCGCTTTGAAATTGATAAGCGCATTATTGAGGTACAGACAGGCCAGAGGCTTGACGATGAGTATCTGGTAGATTTTGAAGAGCCACAAATACTATCACCATCTGAAGAACGAGAGATGTTCACCTGGTTATTCCAGAACAAACTAGCCACAAGAAAATCATACCTAATGCTAAAGAATCCTGATATGCTTCCAGAAGATGCAGAAGCCTTATTAAGTGAAGTAGATGATTCTGAAGCACAACCAGAACAGAATAGGCTTTTAAATAGATTGCAAGGCTAATGCCATTATCTCAATCTATTGACAGTGCAGTTGCAGACTTTGAGGCTAGACTTACCGAAGCGCAAGATCAATTTACCCAAGATGTAGAAGAATTACGAGAGCAGGGGTTATCTACTGAGGAGATACTTGCTATTTTGGCTGGTATCTCTATGGTAGACTACTGGTTGGTTGATTTACAGATGCAACAAGCAGTTAATCGTTTAATGATTAGTTTTGACACGTTATTAGATGATGCAATATTTTTTGGCAAGGTATCTGAAACGCAACTGGTCGCATTACGCAATATGCAGCAAGCCTCTATTTTGAGATACACTACCGACATTAGTGAAAGAGTGCGATTATCATTAGTGCAAGGGGTACTTCAAAAAATGCCTCGAAAAGACATTAGTGCTATGCTGTTAAGAGATTTGTCTATAAAACCCTATCAAGTCGATACGATTATTTCTACTTCAATGGCAACCTACTCACGATCACTCACTTTATTACAGTTAGAGCAAAATCCCACGCAAAAATTAATATACAATGGCCCAATGGACTCTAAGACCAGACCAGTATGTATTCGGATGTTGAAAGAAGGTGGGATGACACAAGATCAAGTAGAAGCCAAATATCCAGGCGCATTGCGTGACGGTGGCGGATTTAATTGTAGACATCAATGGGTTGCATTGTCACCGACTACTCAAAATAAGGATATACAGCAGAAAGCTAAAGTAGCTTATCAAGGGATGGCTGCTAAAGCAACAAAAAAGGGAAGAACATTTAAAGTGCCACAAACTTTGGAGCAGTATTACAGATGATTAATCTTGAAAGAGCATTTGATTTTAGCAAGTCTTTCTTTACTGCTCTCGGTAAGCGTGTAGCAAAAGCGCATAAGCGCTCTATCTTTAGTAAAGGACTTGATCACAAGGGAAATACTTTTGATGATTATACGCCTGCTTATAAAAAACAAAAACAAGCGCTAGGTAAATATTCTGGTAAAGTTGATTTAAAATTGTCAGGAAATATGAAAAAAGCATTCCAATTTATTGATTCAGATAAAACTGGTTTCTCATACGGAATTGAAGGAGATGAGGCACGAAAAGGGTCTATGGCAGAGCGTATGGATTTTCAAGGTGATCAAAAGAAAACGAGAAAAAGATTTACAACAAAAAAAACCAACCCTATACCCCCAGATGAGCAACAAATGATTGGTAAAGAAATGGCAGAACAAGTGGTCAGAAACTTTACGAAAGAGTTGCGTAAGAACGGAATGGGGTATAAGGTTTACACCATATAGGAGTTAAATATGGAAACGGACGTAAAAGTCGAGCAGTCAGCTCAAGCCCAAGAACAGGCTAATGTTCAAGAAAGTAATGACACTTCCTCAAATGTCAACATGCTAATCGCAGATGCGAAAAAATACAGAACACAGAGGCAGGCAGCTGAAGCAAGGATAACGGAATTGCAAGGTCAACTCGATGAAAAAGCTGAAGCAGAAATGCAGAAGAACAACGAGTGGCAGGATCTAGCTACCAAGTACAAGTCTGAACGAGATGAGTACAAATCTCAGGCAGAAGAAGGAATCCAGATTAAAGAATCTGTGCGAAAAGAACTTCTTAGTCAACTATCTGATGAGGATCGTGAATTTGCAATCGGAATGGAGACAGATAAGCTCCAAAAGTTTGTAACTCGATCAAGTAATCAAACAATTAAAACAAATGAATCTTATTCCACACCGATGCCCGATAGAACGGTAAATGCTTTTACTGATATGACGAAAGAGGAGAGGCAAAGCAATTGGAGTAAGGTTTTATCAAGCTACGCTAAAAAATAGCGTAGAAAGGTAGAAATAAAATGGCATTATCAGAAAATTTTGCTGGCGCTTCGGTCACCACGACCACCGCTGCGAATCTGATCCCAGAAATTTGGGTTGATGGAATTAACGCATATCTTGAACGCAATCTTGTGTTTGAGCAGTGTGTTGATACATCCCTAAGTGGATTAGTCAAGGGTAGAGGAGACGTGTTTCACATCCCTACTATGGCAGAAGTAAGTGATGCAGCGAAAGCAGCAGAAACTTTAGTAACATACGCAGCTTCAACACATGCAAAAGTCGATCTTACAATCGACCAGCATCGTTACGCTGCAAAATTAGTAGAAGATATAGCAGCGGTTCAATCCATACCTGGACTTTTTGAAAAAGAAGTGGCGGGCATGGGATACGCTCTAGCTAAGACATATGACGCATTTATTGAGTCAAAAGTCGAAGCAGCTACTACGAATTCAACTGCATTAGCAGCTGACAACGTAATCACAGCAGCCGAGATTCGTGGCGGTATGAAAACCCTCATGGAAGCGGATGTAGACACTAACCAGTGTCACTTCATAGTTTCACCAGCGCTTTATACAGCGATGCTTGGAATTAGTGATTTCGTAGATGCTTCTAAGATGGGTGCAGGCCCATCTGGCTTAAAGAATGGCCAGATCGGAATGCTTTACGGCATGCCAGTTCTGCACAGTACAGTTATGGGGTCATCAGCCTCTACTGGAGTGGAAGTTGGATATATTTTCCATCCATCCGCTGTGAGCGCAGCTAGACAATTAGAACCAAGAGTTCAATCAGAGTATTCTGTTGACTTTTTAGGTACTAAAGTTGTCTCAGACATGCTTTACGGAGCAGTAACAGCCTTTGAAGGCCGTATTCAAGAGTTTAAGAATCCTTAATTCTTAATTACGAATAGGAGATCAATATGGGGGGTATGTATTTATCCCCCATTCCTTATTATGTTTAGAACATACGATTATCAATGTAAAAAATGTGAAAAAGTCTTTGAAGCCATGACAAAAGTGGATGAAAAGGCTAAATGCGCTTGTAGCTCTACCAATCTAAAGAAGCTAATGGGCGCACCTTTATTTAAGCTAAAGGGGAATGGCTGGCCAGGAAAAGAGTTTAAAGCTCAAGCCGATTGCAGAGCTATGGCCGATGGTAAGACAATATAGGTGTAGTCTAATCCTCTTTAATTGAAGTCTATTAACAGGGGAAAATAAATGGCTAATTATAATTCAGATTACACTGGAGCGCAAATTGACAGCGCAGTATCCAGAGCAAATTCAACCGATGTAACAGCAGGAACAGTCGCAGCGAGTAAGGCGGTTGTTGTTGATTCTAACAAAGATATAACAGGATTTAGGCACATTGTTGCTACTGGCAATGTTACTGCCGCAAACATAATCCTTAGTGGTAACGTAGATTTAGGCGATGCTAGTGGTGACACAGTAACGATTACTGGGTCTATCGATTCCAATCTTATACCAGCGACAGATGACACTTATGATATAGGTAGTGCGACTTACGCATGGCAAGATTTATTTCTCGAAGGGGATATTACATTCTCTGATGCTGGCACAATAGCGACCACAGCAGGCGACCTTACAATTAATGCTGGATCAGGAGAAATTCAATTTGGTAACGAAAATTTAACCACTACAGGCACAATCGATAGTGGAAGCCAGGCAGTCACAGGAAATGTGGTTGCTTCTGGAACTGTGCAATATGGCAGTTTATCAGATGGCGCAATAACTATTACCGCTTTTGTAGATGAGGATAATATGTCCTCAGATTCAGCCACATTAGTTCCTACCCAACAAAGTGTCAAGGCGTATGTAGATTCGACCGTTACGGCCCAAGATTTAGACTTCTCTGGGGATTCTGGCGGTGCATTGAATATAGATTTAGATTCTGAGAGCTTAACGCTTACTGGTGGAACTGGTGTTGTGACTGTAGGCTCTGGAAATACAATGACTTTTAATTCAGTAGACTCAGAAATTGTACACGATAGCTTAAGTGGCTTTGTAGCTAATGAGCATATTGATCATACCGCAGTTACTTTAACGGCTGGCGTAGGTTTAAGCGGTGGTGGAACAATCGCAGCTAATAGAACTTTCACAGTAGATCTTAATGAATTAACTACTGAAACAACTATTGCTGATGCAGATTTTATTGCGATGGTAGATGCAACGGACGATGGCTCTGGTAAAATAACATTTGAGAATTTAGAAGATGCAATATTCGCATCTGTAAGTGGTGATATAACAATAACTGAAGGCGGAGTTGCTGCCATTCAGGCAAATTCAGTTGTTTTAGGTACAGATAGCACAGGAAATTATGTAGCAACAATCGCTGATAGTGGTGGTGGCGGTATTACAGTAGCCAATAGTGGCTCAGAATCCGCAGCAGTTACTTTAGAATTAGATATTAAAGGATTAACAGACGATGCGATTGCAAGTGGAGACTTTATTGCCTTCTCTGATGAAGGTGAATCTGGTGACCCAGCGAATCGTGGACAGATTGATGATGTAGCTACTTTATTTGCTGGGACAGGCTTAACTGCCTCAAGTGCGGTAATTGGCGTAGATGCTAATCAAACTCAAATAGTCCAAGTTGGAACACTCGCAGTAGGAGCAATTTCAAGCGGATTTGGTGCAATTGATATTGGTTCAAGCACAGCTAACTTTGGTGCAACAACCGTAGACAGTTTAAGTGCATCTAATGGAAACATTACTAATGTAGGGGATATTGCCCTGGATAGCATTAGTGCTGATGGTACTGATATTAATATTGCGGTATCTGATAATTCTGCAACTGCTTTAACAGTTAAACAAGGCTCTGATGCTTATCTAATTATAGATACTGCAAATAGTAGTGAATCAGTAGCAATCGGAACTGGTATTTCTGGAACAGCGGTATCAATAGGTCATGGAACTTCTGAAACAATAGTTAATGATAACCTTACTGTAACAGGAGATCTTACTGTATCTGGAACAACCACGACAGTATCTTCTGGTACGCTAACTATTGGAGATACTTTAATAAAATTAGGACAAGCATATACAGGAAGTGCTTACGATCAAGGGATTGTATTTACCAGGGGCGATGGCTCAAGTACCAATACGCAGAATATGGCTTTTATCTGGGATGAATCCGCTGATACTTTCGCAGCAATTAAGGCTGCAACTGAAGCAGGAACAACTTCGGGGAATGTTACGATAACAGATCATGTTCCTTTAAGAGTCGGTGCTTTAACAGCAGACGATGCTTCAACTTTTACAAGTACAATATCTGCAGCAACTGGCTCTACGATTGGCAATTTAACTTTAGCTAATGGTTCAATAACTGACAGTAGTAATGCGATAGATTTCGGAAATGAAGCACTTTCAACAAGTGGAACTTTATCAGCAGGAGTTATTACAGCAACTGGCTTAACTATCGGAAGTGCAGTTATCACAGAAGCCGAGTTAGAAATCCTTGATGGTGCAAGCTTAACAACCACAGAATTAAATTATGTTGATGGAGTTACTTCAGCAATACAAACGCAGATAGATACAAAATCGCCTATTGCGAATCCAACTTTTACAGGCACAATCACTATTGGAAGTGCAGCAATAGCAGAAGCTGAATTAGAAATGATAGATGGAATAACAGCAGGAACGGCTGCTGCTTCAAAAGCAGTAGTTTTAGATGGATCTAAGAATATAGCCACACTTGGAACAATAGGTTCTGGAGCAATTACTGCTACAGGCTCAAGTTCTTTTGCAACCTCTATCAAAACACCTTTAATAGAATACACCGATGGTGATGATGCAATAACAATAGCAGATGGTGGTGGAATAACAGCAGCTGCTGGGATAACCTCAACTGCTGCATCAAATAGCTTTGGGGCAACTGCTTTTAGTGGAGCAGTTACTACTAATTCAACTATTGATGGAATAGATATTGCTACCAGAGATGCGATCTTAACAAGCACAACAACGACTGCTGGTGCAGCTCTACCAAAAGCTGGTGGAACGATGACTGGTAATATTGTAATGGGTGATGGTACAAATATTAATGGTACAACAGATAATACTAACTTTGGAACATTGATTGGTACAGACACCTCTGCTAATAATATTGTGATTGGAAGCACTTCTGTGCAGTATTATAATGATATAGTATTTAATTCTGCAGGTGCAACAGGAGATGAAATATTAAGAATGAAGGCGGATGGCAAAGTCGGAATTGGTTTAAACGCACCTCAACAGCCAATTCACATACATAATGCAGGTGCTGGTTCTACTTCTTATATTCAACTCACACAAGACGGAACTGGTGCAACAAGTGGTGATGGTTTATTAGTAGGTGTTAATGCAGCAGAAGCAGCTATTGTATATAACGCAGAAAATACACCACTTATTTTTTATACAAATACAGCAGAAAGAATGCGTATTAATGCTAATGGTTCTATTATGTCTGCTCACGCTTCTGGAGCAACAAGTAATACTGCATTTGGTGAAGATGCTGGAATAGCTCTTGCATCTGGAGCAAATTACAATACACTTTTTGGTCATGGTGCTGGTCAATTAATAACTACTGCTGACCAAAATGTTTTAATTGGTTATCAAGCTGGTGATGCAATAGTAGATGGTGGACATTTTAATATTGCTATGGGTACAAATGCGTTAGGTTCATTAACAAGTGGAGATGAGAACATAGCTATTGGCGATAGTGCAGGTGTAAATATGACTGGCACAAGCCGTTGTGTTCTTGTAGGTTCGGGAGCTGGATTAGATATAAACGCTGATGGTGCTGAAGGAACAGTTGCAGTTGGATGGCAAGCTGGGGCAAATATTACAAGTGGTGGTAGAAATACAGCTATTGGATATGAAGCTTTAAACACAGCAACTGAATTAACTCATAATGTTGCAATCGGTTGGCAAACTATGAAAGATTCAAGTGCAACAACTTCTCATAGAAATATAGGTATTGGAAGTTTTGTAATGGATAGCATAGGAGCAAATGTTGCAAATGACAATGTAGCTATTGGATATAATAACTTGACTAATTTAACTACTGGAGATAATAACACAGTATTGGGAAGTCAAGCTGGTGTGCAACTAAATGCTGGTGGAAGTAATGTTATAATAGGTTTTCAAGCAGGTGATGCTACTACTGGTGGTTCAAGTAATGTATATATAGGTGCTGGTGCTGCTGATGTTATTGTTTCTGGCGATGGTAATGTTGTTGTTGGTAAAGATGCATTTGGAGGAGTTGCTGGTTCTGATTGTAACCACAATGTAGCAGTCGGATTAGATGCTATGCTTGGAAATGGTAGTAGTACAGGAGACGGAAATGTTGGAATAGGAAAAGGTGTAATGACTGCTTTTACTACAGCAGCCGAAAATGTTGCTGTTGGTCAAGATGCCTTATTATCAGCTACAACGGCAGCTTCTAATGTAGCTATTGGCGCAGATGCTTTAGAGTATAATGTTGACGGAAATAGTACTGTTGCGATAGGTCGTCAAGCATGTAGACAAGATGGTTCAAGTAATAATGTTACCAATGCAGATAATTGTACTTTTGTTGGTCGTGATTCAAGGGCAAGTTCAGCAACCCCAACTAATCAAATAGCAATTGGATATGAAGCAGACGGAAAAGGTGATAATATGGCTACGATTGGAAATGAAAATATTACAAGAGTTTACATGTCTCACAATGGAGATGCTGTAATATACGCTAATGGTACTATTAATACATCTGATGCAAGATTTAAAAAGAATGTAGAAGATACAGATTTAGGACTCAGTTTTATTAATAAAATAAGACCAGTTAAGTATGACTATAAAAAAAATAAAGATGATGGTAAAAAAAGATATGGTATTATAGCTCAAGAAGTTTTAACTGTTTTAAAAGATTCAGGTAACGAAGATTTTGCTGGAATTAAAACAGAAGACCAAGATAAACTTGGAGCTGATTACATTCAATTTGTAGCACCTCTTATAAAAGCAGTACAAGAGCTTAGTTCAAAGGTAGAAGAACTTGAAAAGAAGTGCAACTGTGGGTAAGGCATTCATGTGGACATTTGTAGGATTCTGTTTAGGCTTGGCAGTTGTTGAACTAACGGATGGAAAACCTGCTGAAAAAGTAGATTATAATAGAATGTATTTTAATACGAGAACAATCTACAGACCTTACCCTAATCAACATTATTATGATTATGGTAGGCATACTGATACTTTTAACAATCAAAGACCTAATAGTAGTGGTAGTAGTAGAAGTAGTAGAGGTGGTGAGCCAACAAGGATAACTCCTACAGTAGAACGTGGAGAAACACATACAGGCAACGTACCTCAAAATGATAGGAAAAAGAATTGATGAAATATTTACCTTTATTATTCTTGATGTCATGTGTTCCAAATACTATGCATAATCATATTTTAGATAACAAAGAAGTAACGCATGTTTATATATCAGACGATATAAGAAGTGGTAGTAAGCATTGGTGTGTTAAACATGGCATGATGGAAACAATAGAAATTAAAAAACCAAGCGTATCAAGCAAATGAGTAAAGAAATAAGCGAAGAAAAGATATTAGGGTCTAAATTCACCCTTAGTTTGCAAAGTATAATTTTTCTTATAACCGGACTTTCGAGCCTTATCGGAATGTGGTATGCCCTTCAAAAAGATATACAGGAAGCCAAAGAATTACCCGTGCCTTTATCGCTATTTTCTCAAGAATATCCAAGTAAAGGAATTAGTGATTTCAACTGGAGTCCCTCGTACGAACAATATAAGCAACAGATCTCTCAATTACAAAACGATAACGACGAGATATTTGAGACAATGGAAGAACTGCAACAGGAAATAAGTATATTAAAACAGCAAGTAATTGATTTAAGGATTAAAGTCAGATGAAATTATTGCTTTTATTATCATTAGCCTTTGGGCAACAACAAGTGAATGATCAGAATCATTACGGAGCAATTTTTTCGGGAATGTGGTTAGTTAGGTATACTGCTCAATGGTCGGAAAATTCTAAACAAAACTTTTATATAGGAAAATATATTGTAGAAGGTGACTCAGCATACATGGGAACACAAATGATGATACTTCCGAGTGCAAATGTGCCAAATACTGTACGAAAATTAAGACTTAGAAATTTCCCAAGCGTAGTTTTATTTAAAAATGGGAAGAAAGTAAAAGTATGGAAAGCAGATTTTGATGGCAACCTTGATTTAAAAACAGATGATGTTAAAAAAGCTATAGATTGGCATTCACGATAATGGA